TTAATTCATCAACTTCCTCAATAAGTGGTGTTTCACACTTTTCCAAAATGAGTTGGGCGATTCTATCGCCTTGTTTAATTTCGAACGGTTCACTCCCGTGATTAAACAAGATAACCTTCAATTCACCCGTATAGTCCGGATCAATAACACCAGCACCCGTTTGAATACCGTGTTTTACACTTAAACCTGATCTCGGTGCAATACGACCATATACACCATGTGGTATCGTTGCACAAATACCCGTACTTACAATACCACGTTCACATGCATTGATCGTCATGTTTTCGATACTGTATAAATCATACCCAACAGATCCAGGCGATGCGCGTGTCGGTAAAGTTGCTTCGAGAGTTAATCGTTTAATTCTAAGTGTTTCCATGTTTTTTATTAATGTAAGAGTTGTTTCTTTAAAACCATTTAAAATATTGTAACGTATAATTAGAAATGAGTCTTAAGATTATTATGGGTAACATGTTTTCGGGAAAAACGTCCGAACTTATCAGGCGTTTAAAGCGGTACAAGGTTATAGGTAAACGTATTCTCGTTATAAACTCTAAAAAGGATACACGGGCTTCCGAAGACGTTTTACGTACCCATGATAATATTCGTTTCGATTGTATAAAAACAAATAATCTTGATGAAGTTGATTTTTCAAATGCAGACGTTATAGCTATGGATGAAGCTCAGTTTTTTACGGGTCTTAAAAAGTTTGTTGAAAAGGTTCTCGATTCGGGTAAAACGATTTTACTCGCGGGTCTCGATGGTGATTATAAACAGAGAAAGTTTGGTGAACTCATAGACTGTGTACCTCTCGCCGATAAAGTGTTTAAGATATCGGCGATGTGTATGGAATGTATGGATGGAACACATGGACCATTTACAAAACGAATTGTTCAAAACGATGAACTCGAACTTGTTGGTGATCACGACATGTATAAAGCGGTGTGTCGAAAACATTTATAAGGAACAATGCATTTAAAAGAATTAAAAAATCACGTTCATATTTTACAAAGGGAAGTAAATTTACTACCAGAAAATTTCATACGAGACGATCCTCGTAAAGAAGGTGAATGGGTTGGTTCCGAATATCTAAAACAGGTTATGATGTTATACACAGACGGTAAATGTGGATGGTTGAAAGGTGGACAAGATCATGTTCAGGAATCATGGGTAAGTTGGCCACTCATATGGGGTGGTAATTTCATTACGAGTAATTGTAATTTATGTCCCGAAACAACAAAACTCTTATCTTCGATCGATGGTATACATGTAGCGGGATTTTCATTAATGAAAGGAGGTGTAAAACTTAACGAACATGTTGATTATGTAGGTGATGATTATATTTTTACATATCATTTAGGTATTAAATGCCCGGAAAACTGTATACTTCATCATATAGATCTAGGTGAAGTTACAGAAGAAGATGGTAAACATATAATTATGAATGCTCGTAAAAAACATTGGGCAGAAAATCAATCGGATAAAGACAGAATTATTTTATACATGGAAATTTATAAAAACGATTAATATCTAAAATAAGAACAACGCGCGTTTGTTCATCAGTTTTATCAACACTATGGTACCGTGCGTGATCAAAAAGAATATCTTCACCGGATTTATGTTGATGAATATCAAACTCCGTAGTAAGATTACTCGTTCCTTCGAGTGTTAAGTGGTACCGTAACTGTAAATTACTCTCGGCACGGTGTGCTGGTATAGACATTGGTCCTTCCATGACTGCAATCACGGCACGGTCAACACACGGTATAGTTTTTAAAAATGCGTATAACTTTGGAAAATCGTGTATTTTATAGTAATAATAATTTTGATTATATTCAAACCATGAATCAATATCATGGAAATAATACTTTTGTTTATTTTTATATAAAGTATCGAATTCGGTTTTTATATCAAAAAAGTGTTTCTGTACCCTCCAAAGTCCTGTAAAATCGTCGACTGAGTAATACAGTTTATAAAAAAATAAGTCTACGAGTGAGTTTCGTATACCCACCAAAGGTCGTAAAGGTCTCTGAAAATAGAGTCTATCTATAGGGTTTTTACAATAATCTTTTAGTAACAGTATAAGTGGTATCATAAGAAACCACATTTTTTTTGTTTGCCTATAATAAATGCCAGAATATAAAGGAAAAGAATATTACGCACCAGCACAAACACCAGAAGTTAACACATTAGAAAAGCGATTCCTCGGTTTGACCAATGTTCAAATAGGATTATTTAGTTTACCAGCCTTTATTGTTCTTTCTTCGGTTGTATTAATCGTTCTTAACAAGAAGGCGAGATATAACCCAGCTGTTCTCGTTTCTTTGATTATAAGTTTAATACATATGTATCACCACTACAAACTCGCTAAATTAGAAAATAAACAATAAACATATACTATAAATGTTTATGGTCGAAGAACCCTATGGTATATCACAATTTCAAGCTTGGTTAATATCCCTCACACTTGGAATTGTGTTATATAGACGGAAAAAACGTGGCGAAAAATATATTCAGTAATTATATATGCGTGTTCGTTTAAAAAAAAGTCCACGTATTGATAAAAAGTTTAGAGTTACTTTTGAAAACGGAAAAATAGTTGATTTTGGGGCAAGGGGATACTCAGACTATACGATACACAAAAACCCTTTACGTATGCGTTCATACGTAACACGACACGGTGGGTTTGTTCCGCATATGGTACAAAAACAGATAGATCCTAAACTTGTTCATAAAAATATGCTTGATGTGACTCGAAGTGATAAAGAAAACTGGTCAAAAACAGGTTTTTTTACCGCGGGATTTTGGTCAAGATGGCTTTTATGGAGTCACCCAGAATTTGAAGGTGCGAAAAAGATTATATCTAAGAAGTTTGATTTATCTTTTCTCTAAGACCACGACGTTTAAGGTTTGCTTTTAATGCAGTCATTAAATTTGCGCGTGGATCGCGTTTAATTGGCACTGGTGGTGCTTGTGGAACAGGTGGCGCACGTGGAACAGGCGGTGCGCGTGCGACGGGTTGAGAAACTCGACGAACCCGTGGAGCATTTTGTTCCACAGTTCGTAAAAGAGATTTACACGTTCGTAAAAGCTTTTTAGATTCACGAACCTGAATTTCCAACGATGGTGATCGCCGTCGTTGAATTTTCATTTTAAGTTCCTTTTCACTCAGAGGAAAACGTTTCCCTTTAATTTTTTTAGTTACGCGAAGACCAAGACGCTTTGCTTCATTTTTTAACAAATCTATCTTCATTTATATTAACCAAGAAATTAGTTAATAATTGGGCATAGGAACGTAGTTCATTGCACGATCGACAGCCATCCCCCCTGCTGCACCGGCCAATGCACCAGGTGCAAGTTTTGGTGCAACGAAAAAACAACATAAACAACATACAGTTGTAATAATGGCATCTGATATAGTAGCTTTTTTACATTTCTCACTTTCTTTTATTTTCTTAATACTGGGAATCCATTTACCACATATACCCCATCTTGTAGATTGAGAAACGCATATGACTATGAGTGAAGCGAGCATTGCAATTTTATCCATTTTAAATAAAAGGTGTAACATTTGTAGTTTGTATTTACTATTACATTAGAAAAAATTGTCCGTTCTATACATTTTCGCCTGAAATGAACCCGTTTGTCCTAAAACCGAAACAGCTTCATTTCCGTAAAGTTCGCGGCACCCAATATCCTCCATACAATCACGATTATCAATAGTTACGGGGAGTGGATACACTTGATCACCTGGTGTCGTCGTGTAATAATGATACTGATCACGACGCCCCCTAACTTCTTTACCGTATAAAGGTAATGTTTCTTCATCCGATCCTACAAGGACCCCCATTTGTTGGACGTATCCCGGTTTATACTCTTTGATTGGTGGGTTTCTAAACTCTTTCTCCACTGGTATTTGAACTGGAACCTTAATTGGTACTTCTACAGGTACGCGAACTTTCTTTTTAACGACAATAGGATTACGTATTTGATACACAATTACAGCAATGAATACCATTAACGCAATAAATAATAATTTTTTTTGTGTTTTGTTTTTGATCTTCATTTTATATATACCAACATTATTTAACAAACCGTTTTCTAAGTTCGTGAAGAGGTTCTAAATCAATTCTATTAAGTCTGTACTGAACAAGTAGCCATAGAAAAAAGAAAATAGATTTTAAGAAATTGTTTGCCTCTGTATCGTCCATTTTATATATAGGCCCCATTACACGCCCAAAGAATGTTTCATCTTTACTATTTCCCGTTACGACCATTTCCATCTGGGTTAAAGCACATGTATCATCATTGACCGACCAATGAAAAAATATGAATGGAACCAGGATTGAATAAAACTCAAGGTTTTGTTTATTTTTCATAAATGGTACAACCAACATCGTTATGAAAAAGAGTAAATGAATGAAAAATATAATGTTCATCTCTATTAGTATGAACGAAGAAAAGAAACTTCCGAAGATATGGCACCCACAACAGGAGAAAATACTAAAGGCCTGGGGTGAAGCCGCGGCCTGTTATAGGTATATGCACTACCAAGCCTATTGTTCATATAAAAATTTGAGTATGAAATTTACTATACCACTCATAATTGTAAGTACAGTTACAGGTACTGCTAACTTTGCACAAGAAACATTCCCGCCTTCCGTACAGCCTTTTGTACCTTCAGCTATTGGCGGTCTAAATTTAATAACCGCCATCGCAACAACTATTATGCAATTTCTTAAAATTAATGAACTTATGGAAGGTCATCGCGTTGCGTCTGTACAATACGGTAAAATTTCACGAACAATACGTCTCGAACTCACACTTCCACTTTCGGAAAGAACATTAAACGGTACAAATATGATTGAAAATATGAGAACCGAATATGACCGTTTGATTGAACAATCACCTAATGTACCCAAAAAAATGATAGATGCATTTG